ATCCGCTCGGCGAGCGGCCCGTAGCGGGCCATCGACTGGAGCGGCCGATACACGTTGTCGGTCAGTCTCTCGGAGGTCCGACGGGTCAGAAGCTTCCAGGCCGGTCCCGAAATGGGGCGGCCAGTACCCAAGCAGGAGGCGAGATGCCCCGCGGTGGACACGCACATTCCGGTCCAGCACCGGACCCCAACTCGATCCGATCGGCGTCGAACGCCGCCGACTGGATCACCCTCCCCACCGGCGGCCGCACCACCCCGGCACCGACCTGGCCGCTGCCCAGCTCCACCGAGCGTGAGTCCACGGTGTGGGCCGACCTGTGGTCGAAGCCGCAGGCGCTCGAGTGGGAACGCCTCGGCCAACAGCACTACGTAGCCATCTTCGTGCGCCGGCTGGTCGAAGCCGAGGAGCACGGATCACCGGTCAACATCTCCACGCTGGTCCGCCAGATGTCCGACGAGCTCGGCCTCACCGCCGGCGGCATGAACCGCAACCGGTGGAAGATCGAGCGCATCGATGACGCGGCGGCCAAGAAGACGCCGGTGCAGCCGTCGGCTCGCCAGCGGTTGACCGTGGTGCCCGCTCGAGGTGCTTGACCTTGACCTCGACCTGACGACCATCGACTTCCCGACGCTGATGGTGGTGCCCGACTGGATCGGCGCCCACTGCGTGGTGCCCGATGGCGACAACAAGGGCGCCCCGTTCGTGGCCTACGACTGGCAGCTCTACTGCACCGCCAACCACTACCGGGTGAAGCCGGGGGCTAAGCCCACGCAGAAGGCCGCGGCCTTCCACTACCGGCGTTCGCAGGTCATGGCGCCACAGAAGCTCGGCAAGGGTCCGTGGTCAGCCTGCATCATTGCCGCCGAAGCCCTCGGCCCCGTCCGGTTCGCCGGCTGGGCACAGGGTGGCGAGGTGTTCGACTGCCGGGACTACGGGTGCTCGTGCGGGTTCGCCTACGTGTACGAGCCGGGCGAGGCGATGGGCCGACCGTGGCCGACCCCGCTGGTGCAGCTCCTCGCGACCGCCGAAGATCAGACCGACAACGTGTATCGGCCGCTCCAGTCGATGGCCCGCTACGGGCCGCTCGCCGAGCGGATGACCGTGGGCGAAGAGTTCATCCGCTGCCCCAACGACGGCCGCATCGACGTGGTGACCTCCTCCGCTCAGGCCCGCCTCGGCAACCCGACGACCTTCGCCCTCCAAGACGAGTCGGGCCTCTACACCACGAAGAACAAGATGATCAACGTCGCCGAGACACAGCGCCGTGGCGTCGCCGGCATGGGCGGCCGGTCGATGGAGACCACCAACTGCTACGACCCGACGGTCGATTCGACGGCCAAGCGAACCCACACGTCGAAGGCCGCCGACGTGTTCCGGTTCCACGACGAGCCGCCCGAGAAGCTGGACTACTCCAAGCCCCGCGAGCGCCACAAGATCCACGTCTACAACTACCGGGGCTCCCCGCACGTCGACGTGGACGACATCGACCGTGAGGCCGCCGAGCTGGCCGAGCGTGACCAGGCGCAAGCGGAACGCTTCTACGGCAACCGCATCCGCTCCGCCGCCGACTCCGCTTTCGACGTCGCCCAGTGGAAGGCGCTCGAGCGCCCCGACTACATGCCCGACCGTGGCGCCTTGGTGGTGCTTGGCGTGGACGGCGCCCGCTACGACGACGCCCTCGCCATCATCGCCACCGAGGTCGACACCGGGTTCCAATGGCCCGTGGGGATCTGGGAACGCCCAGAGAACGCCGCCGACGACTACGAGCACCCCATGGCCGAGGTCGACGCCATGGTGGCCGACACCTTCGACCGTTTCGACGTGTGGCGCATGTACATCGACCCTCAGTACATCGACCACCTCGTGGACGCCTGGTGTGGCCGCTGGGGCACCGACCGGGTGAAGGCGTGGGTGACCTCAAGGCCCCGCCCTATCGCATGGGCGCTTCGCGCCTATGCCGCATCGCAGAAGGCCGGCGACCTGTCCCACAACGGGGACCGGACGTTCACCGCTCACATGGGCAACGCCAAGCGGCGCACCGTGAACGTCTACGACGACGAGCATCGCCCCATGTGGGGTGTGTCGAAGGAAGCCCCGAACTCGCCGCTCAAGATCGACGCCGCCATGGCCGGCTGCCTGTCTTGGGAGGCCCGCGGCGACGCCATCGCCGCCGGTGCCACCGCACGCAAGCGCCCCGCCGTGTTCATCTGACCCACCGGAAAGGGGGGAGCTACATGGACCCCCTCGCCACGCTGGTCAGGTTGTGCGCCGCTCTAGATGACCGGGAGCGTGAGGTCGACGAGTTCGAGGACTGGTACGAGGGCGAGCACCCGCTGCCCCAGCCGCCCCCGAACACCGCGGCGGCCACCGACCTCGAGGCCCGCAAGGCGTTCCAGGACATGGCCCGCCTCTCGGTCACTAACTTCCTGGCACCCGTGGTGGACGTGCCCAAGTCGCGGCTCAACATCGAGGGCTTCCGCTTCTCGGCGTCCCCGACGACCACGGACACCGATGCGTGGGACATCTGGCGCCGGAACTTCTTGGATGGTGATTCGGACCTGACCCATAAGGGCGCGCTGATGTCGGGTTCGGCGCCGGTGCTGGTGTGGCCGACGATGGACGGCAAGGCCGAGATTACCGTCGAGGACCCGTCGCAGGTGATCGTCGCCTACGAGGCCGGGTCGCGCCGGAAGCGCAGCGCCGCCCTCAAGCGGTGGATCGGCGACGACGGGCTGACCTACGCCACCGTCTACACGCCCGAGGCCATCTACAAGTTCCGCACGATCACCTCCCGCGAGTCGGGCCTCACGATCCCCGGCTACGAAGGCCGGTACGTGTGGACCCGCCGTGAGGTGGACGGCGAGACGTGGCCGCTGGCGAACCCGCTCGGCGTGGTCCCGTTCATCGAGGTGCGGGCGAACCCGTCACTCGAGGCTTCCCCGTTCGGTGGTGGCTGCTCCGAGTTCGAGGGGCAGATCAACGAGCAGCGCAAGATCAACCAGACCGTGATGAACATGCTGGTCACGATGGAGTACCAAGCGTTTCGGCAGCGGTGGGTGACCGGCTGGGACTACCCGACGCTCCCCGACGGCAAGACCGCCGATAAGGCCGCCATGGTCAAGGCCGGCGCCGCCCGCCTCATGGTGTTCGACGAGGGCACCAAGGTGGGCGAGTTCGGCCAAGCCGACTTCCGCCCGTTCATCGAAACGATCGAGCTGTGGGTCAAGGCCATCGCCCTCTCGTCCGGTACGCCGCCCTACGCGTTCACCCTCGGTTCGATGATGAACGTGGCGGGCGACATGATGGCCCGCATCGAGGGCATCCAGACCGGGAAGCTCCTCGCCCACTCCCGCACCTTCGGCGAAGCGTGGGTGGAGGTCATGCGCCTCGCCCTGGCCATCGATGGCAACCCGAAGGCCGCGGACCCCGCCATCACCGTCGTGTGGTCCGAGTTCGAGGAGCGCACCGCCACCGAGCAGGCCAACCTCGCTCAGATCGCCCGCAACCTCGGCGCCCCCGATGAAGCCGTGTTCGCCATGTTCCCCGGCATCGACCAGTTCGAGGCCAAGCGGTGGAGCACCCAGAAGCTCACCGATGGGCTCAGGGTCGCCGCACTGACCCCCACGGCCGCTGCTCCCGCCCCGCCAGCCGTAGAGGCCCCCGTTGCCCCTTGAGGCAATGTCGGCCGCTTACGCCAAGCAGGTCGAAGGGCTCGCCACCGAGACGCGCCGCCGCCTCCTCGCCATCTGGGATTCGCTCGCCCCGTGGGGTGACGCCGAGCTCGACGAGTTCCACCGGATCGCCAAGCCGCTAGTTGAGGCCGCCGCCCAGGTCGGCATCGACATCACGGCCACCTACCTCGAGGCCGCCTACCCCGGCGAGGCCGGCACGCCTTCCAAGCTGATCCCCGCCGACGCCTCGGCCCGTCTGTTCGACCCGTCGGATCGTATCGGGCGGCTCATGGCCAACGGTGCCACCTTCGAGGAAGCCACCGCGGCCGCCCGCCAGGTGGTGGACGACCTCGGCCACGACACGGCGTTCCGTTCGGCCCGTGAGGCTATGGCGGATGCTGCGCCTCCCGGCAAGACGTGGCAGCGACGGGTGACCGGCTCCTCGTGCAAGTGGTGCCTGTCTCTGGCGGGCGCCAAGTTCTACAGCGCCGCGTCGGCCACGTTCGGCCATTCCCGCTGCGTAGTCGGCTCAACCGTTACGCACGCCACGGCGACGAGAAGTCTTAGTCGCCGCTGGTATGCGGGTGAGTTCATCGTCATCGGCACGGCCGCTGGCGACGAGCTGACCATCACCCCGAATCACCCGGTACTCACGAACCGAGGATGGGTCCCCGCCGGCTGCCTCACAGAAGCCGACGATGTGGTCCGCTGCACCAGCGTCAAGCGGGATGCGGTCATGGTTCCAGACGAAGATGACGTGCCACCCCGCGTCGAGGATCGCTTTCGTGCGGCGATGGTGGATGGCCTTGTGGCCGTGCCATTTGCCTCCGAGCACTTCCACGGCGACGCCGGGGACGGCGAGGTCCACGTTGTACCGGCCAACAGCCACCTCTCTACGGGGCCGGAGTCCACGCTTTCGCAACATGGCCAAGAGTTGGCGCTCGCCGGCCGACGGTGGGCGGGGGTTCAGCTCTCGGGCCTGTGCAGCCTTCACCAGCACGCTCTCCTCAACGGGCTTCCCACGGACGGCATCGTGGGCCTTGACGACCTGGGCCTTCCGTTCGTCGGGCGTCATCTTGGAGGCCCGGTTCTTCCCGGCCTCCGACCTGCCCCGTATCTCGGCGCCACCCTCCAGCAGCATTCGCCGCAGAGCGATGCGGGATATCCCGTAGGACTTGGACAGGGCCAACTCGCTCTCCCCGCCCTGGTAGCGGGAAACCAGATCGGCGGGGGTGGCCAGCACTCCACCTCGCCGCTTGACCTGCCTCCGGTCCATCTCGGAGAGCAGCGAGTTCCAGCTGATGCCGACTCCGGACGACGCCTTCTTCAGCGTCTCTCCGGCCAGGTATCGCTCGATCGCATCGTCGTACTTCGTCGGGTGAATCTTGCCTGCCACGTCTACAACCTCTCCACGTCGGACGGCTGGTATGCCGCTGACAACATCGTAGTGCATAACTGCGACTGCCTCCCGATGCAGGCAGAAGCCGTGGCCGCGAGCAACCAGGCCTTCATCGACGCCGCTGGCGGGGACATCGAGGTCCGCAAGTACAAGCAGGCCGGGCGCCTTCGCCAGTCGGAGCGCACCGCTCGCCGCCGGTCCGAACGGGCCCGGCTCGACCAGTTCACCGAGCAGGACCCCGCACGCCGGGAACGCCTCTCGATCCGCGAGCAGGAGTGGGAGACCCGGGCCGAGCGCGCCGCCGAACGGATCCGCCAGCTCACCACCGGCACCCACCAGCTCTAGTCCGCCGTCAGCACCCGCTGACGGTTCCACGCCCGACATGGGCACCCGCCACCCGACATGGGAGACGTTTAGCATGACCGATCCAGCACCGGACCCGGCCCCGTCGCCGAAGCCCGACCCCGCACCGCCCGCACCGGCCGATCCTCCACCGGATCCACCGGCGCCCGAGGACCCTGCCGCCGAGATCGCGAAGTGGAAGCACTTCGCCCGCGAACACGAGAAGGCGGCCAAGGCGAACGCCGACGCCGCCCGCAAGCTCGCGGAGATCGAGGACGCCGCCAAGACCCAGGCCGAGAAGGATGCCGAAGCCCGAGCCGCCGCAGAAGCGCGCGCGACGAAGGCCGAGACCGACCTGCTCCGCCTCAAGGTGGCATCGGCCAAGGGCATACCGGCCGACCTCGCCGACCTCCTCACGGGGTCGGATGAGGCCGAGATGGGAGCGGTCGCTGACCGTCTGCTGTCCATGAGGTCGGCGGGCACCCCACCCGCTGGCTCCGCCGACGGTGGCCCCCAAGGTCCCCGCACGCCTGCTGCCCCCGACCTGGACGCCCGCATCGCGGAAGCCCAGGCGAAGGGTGATGCCCGAACGGTCATCGCCCTGAACAGCCAGAAGCTCGCCGCCCAAGCGAGCCAGTAGTCCCGACCCCGATCCCGGGGCCGTCCACCCCAAACCCTCCAAGAAGGAGACCGCCATGTCCGGGATCACCGGCCTCGGTACCACGTACAACCTGCCCAACTACACGGGCATCCTCTACAGCCTCACCCCCTCCACCACGCCGTTCTTCTCGGCCATCGGTGGGCTCGGCAACGGCGGCCAGACGAGCTCCACCGAGTTCGAGTGGCAGAGCTACGACCTCCGCAACCCCGGCCAGAACGTGGCGCTCGAGGGCGCCGCCGCCCCGACCGCCCAGGCGCGAGCTCGCGGCAACGTCACCAACGTCGTGCAGATCCACCAGGAGAAGGTGTCGGTCAGCTACTCCAAGCTCGCCGCCGTCGGCCTCAAGTCCGGCACCAACAACGACGCCGCCAACCCCATCACCGACGAGTCCAACTTCCAGGTGATGACGACGCTGACCGAGATGGTGCGGGACATCGAGTACTCGTTCATCAACGGGTCCTACCAGAAGCCGAGCGACAACTCCACGGCCCGCAAGACCCGCGGTCTCATCGCGGCGGTGACCACCAACCTCCAGGCCAAGGCCACGTCGACCATCACGGGCCTGTCGGCCGCGACCGACACCGTGACCGAGACGGCCACTGGCCTGTCGAACGGCGACAAGATCATCTTCACCGACGTGGGCGCTTCGACGACCCTCCAGGTGGGGCGGATCTACTACGTGGTCAACAAGTCGCCCAACGCGTTCAAGGTGGCCACCTCCTCGGGTGGCACGGCCATCACGATCGGAACGGCCACCGTGGCCTACCGCCTGCCGTGGACGACCACGCTGACCACCACGCACGTCGATGACCTGCTCCAGCTCACCTACGACAACGGTGGCATCCAGGAAGCCTCGACGGCGACCCTGATGGTCAACTCCAGCCAGAAGCGGGCCATCAGCGCCGCCTACGGCAACGCCTACGGGAAGTTCCAGGAGACGAGCCGCACCGTCGGTGGCGTCGCTGTGGACACCATCGTCACCGACTTCGGCACCCTCAACGTGATGCTGAACCGGTACGTCCCGCAGGACGTGATCGTCGCCGCCAGCCTCGACGTGTGCCGCCCGGTGTACCTCGAGACCCCCGGCAAGGGCCACTTCTTCGCTGAGCCGCTGGCCAAGACCGGCGCCTCCGATGACGTGCAGCTCTACGGCGAGGTCGGCCTGGCCTACGGCCCCGAGCTCGCTCACGGCGTGCTCACCGGCCTGGACGTCTGAGGTCTGATCGTGGCCGCCCTGGCGAGCACCACCGACTACGAAGCCCTCACGGGGCAGACCCTTGACGACGCCGAGTTGGTGCGCGTCTCTCGTCTGCTCGAGTTGGCTTCTGACGCGGTGCTCGCCGGGGCGCACGGCCAGCTCATCGAGTCCACGCTCTACGAGGAAGCGACGCTCTACAACCACGAGGGCGTGTTCCTGTTCCCGCAGCGCCCCGTGACCGCCGTGGCCTCGGTGGAGGTCGGTGGCGTCACCTACACCTCCGGCGACTACCGGTTCACCGAGGGGG